GGCAAGAATACAGCAAAGTCTCTGCTTTTGGGACCTAGATGTTCTTGCCTGTTATTAATCATTATTGCGCCTGTGCTGGTATGATGTATTGATACTTGCCCAAACCTGAATCAACAGAGACCTGCATTGCACCCTCATTAGAGAAGTGTAATGTGACCTTTGCCGAGTCTGATAGTTTAAGTATTTGTAGCACCTGTCCTACCGGCCAACTCCAACCTTTGTTAAGTGTTCCCTTAACGTCAGTTGCGAAAACAAATTCACCACCATGCGATGCTTGGTCACCGAAAGTGAAAATCAAGTTTCCATCCTCGGTCCTAACAACAAATGAGTTGTGTTCTGTGTTTGCAGTTGCCTGGAAGTTGAATCTTTGCACACTTGCCATTCCTGGTTCGATCTCAACGTCCCACTTAACCCCTTTAAACTTTACGGTCTTAAGTTTCTCGTTGATGATCTCGGCATTCATGAATCTGTAGTCGTTCTTGAAGTCACCCTTTTCATTCTCGAAATGGATTCCTGTAGGAACAGTTGCCCCGGCTCTCTCGCCAGTCAACACAGTTATGTTTGCTTTCTCCTTGTACTCAGGACACTTCAAGTGGATGTCTAATTTACCCATCTGAGGCATTCCGAACGTGCCAGACATTTCTGCCTGTGGCTTGTGGAAAGACCCTTGTAGGATCACAGATCTGTCTTCTGCCATTGAGTCGATTGAAGTTTCCTTATCGTCCCCAGTGATTTTGACAAGATCCAAGAATCCCAGTCCATGCGTGTGTTTAACGATGTCTTTTAAGATGTCTATCATAATGTTCTTATTGTATAGGATATTTAGGTCTTAGTCTAGTGTTATTTCAGAAACTTTGTACACTGCTGGATTTTGTTTACCAGGCTTCTTGAATATGGCGTAACTGGCGCCGGGTCGGAATTGATTCATCTCCACGATCTCGTAACCCTCATCCTCGATCACCTGTGTCATTGCGGTCTTGGTGTTGTAGTTCCAATAGCCTCTTTTGGCGTTGTCCAACTCCTGGTCATAGTGGCAGTCAGCATACTGGATGAAGCAATAACCTCCAGGGATCAACACCCTCTTGATGTCATGCAGGTACTGTTGCACGTGCTGTTGTGTGAAGAACACGAAAGTGTCCCAACTGAACACAAGGTTACAACTGCCCTGTGGTATGTTTGAACACTCTGTGTTCCTGGTCTTGTAGAACTTGAGATACTTTCTATGCTGAGGATTAAATTTGTCTAATATTGGGACTTCGACCTTGTGTGTTATGTCTAAGAAGAAGTTCAGTCTCCATGCCCTAAAATCCATGGAGAACATGCCATTGCCTGGCCCGATCTCTAGACTGTTGTAGAGGTTGGTCTTGGCGAACTGAAATATCTTGGTCTGCACCTGTCTTGCGAGTACAGGATCTACAGTGGGGTTCATTTTTTTCTGCTCGAGATCCTTCCGGAACCATTCAGGGGTCTTGTCCATCCTGTCGATCACTTCGTTGTTGTTGGCGTCAACTGCCAACTCTAAGTCCTTTAATATTTTGAGATTTGAATCTATCAACTCCTGCAGGTCCTCTTTCTTGACCCTTTCCAATTTCTCTATCAGCAATTTTATCTCTTCTATGCTTAACATATGATTATTTAAAATTCAAACAGCTTGTTGAATGTGTTACTGGTTTCCGTGCTCTGCACGTCCCAGTCCAACACACCTATCAGGTTGTCCAGTTTCTGATCCAGTATGCCCGTCTCCATGGCATCTCCGTCGAATGGCAGTTCCTTGAACCATTCTGGTATACGCATCTCATCCACAGGATACGCTATACTTGTGTAGCCCAGTGGGTTCTGCTTCAGTTTGCACACGATCACTTTGGCACCATCTGTTATGGGCATACTATACTTGTCGCCATACATCTCTCTGCACCTGTTCCAGTTCATGCTGGCCCTCACGTGTCCGGGCATGTTTGCTCTGCCCTTGGCCACCTCCGCCGCCGTGTACTTGGTCATGTTGTTTGCTCTCTTGGGTGATCCCTTCTCCCAACCTGGCATGGCCTTGAACTCTGCCCTGAATTCACTGATCCTGTCCAGTACGATCTTCTCGTCTTTGCCTTGTAGAACCATGTACAGTACCTCACTCAGGAAGTCTTGCACGAACACAGGAGTGTCAGAACGTTTGAGGTCAAGCCCCATCGCCTTCATCTTGCCATCCTTGCCCTCGACATCTGCACGTTTACCCTCTTTGTCGTAGTATAACACGGCATATCTTTTCTTCGTGATGAATAAGCCTTTTGATGCAACAAGTTCTCTACCTGCCGCAATGACTTCTCCCCTTGTGCTTGGCGTGTGGAATGCCTTGGTCATGAATGCCTTGAATGAGCTGTTGACCTCATCTGCTATTTTGTCATAGAGTGCTACCACTGAATCTTTGGTCCATGGTATGACACCTTCCTTTATCTCTTTCTGCAGTGTCTTGAACGCTGAGAAGTAAACGGAATCTGTGTCTCCGTACACAATGCTCTCACCTTTGTGGTCATACTCACCTGTCACGACCTCGTTGACCTTGCTGGCCATGTGTTGTGTGATGCATCTTCCTGTGAGCGTTACACTCTGTCCTATCCGCATGTCAAAGAACCTACAACCTGGGTTCAGGATTGCACCATACAGACTGTTCAGGTTGATCTTTTTAACCAACTGTCTCTTGTCCCAATATTCTCTTTCGATCTCGTTGTCTCCACACTCACGCATCTTCCTTTGCATCTCTTGTCTTTCCTCGTACCAACGTTTTAGCAGTCCCGGGATAATGGCCTCGTATTCGTATGTGAACAGAGTACCGTTTGCACTCAGCATCCATTTGTTGTTGCCATCAAATACCACATCATATAGTTGTGCCGCACTCATCCTCACGCTGGTCTGGTCCTCCCAGTCCACTATGATCTCTGTGCCCTTCTCTTGATTCATCACCGCAACATACTCCCAACTGCCAAACTGACTGTCCCATGCCGCCGCAAATGATTTCTTTGCGTGTATGGCCCTGTTGATCTCTGCGGATGTTATCACAGGTCTTATCTGTCCTATGATGGTCTCTGGTCCCATGTTCAATGCCCTAATAACACTAGGATACAGTGAGTTGATGTCAACAGATCCTACCCAGTCATGTATTCCCTTCTGTGGGGTTGCCACGTGGGCTCCCGCCGCCGGTTGATTCACCTCACCGTCCTTCTTGTACTTCCTGCCTGGGACTATCATGCCACGTCTGTGTGTCTCGTTGACGATGGCCTGTTCTGTCACCGCGACTGCACCCATTGTTGTCTGCAGTAGCACAGTGTTTTGGTGTGCTATCTCATTGGCAAGTTCTATGAACTTCAATTTCTTCTCAAGTTTGGCCAACAGTGCAGTATCCTGCCTGTTGTATTCTATGAACAATCCAAAGTCGTTCTTGTACAAATTGTCAAGTGACCCTTCGTAGACTGTTTTCCTCTCGTCCAACTCGTGTTCACCTATCGCATCTAGCCTGAACGAATGCCTTTCCTCGTATGTGTACTTCCTGTATAGTTCCAACAGATCCAAGTGTACCCTACCAACCAGATCGAAACTCAACTGTTCTCTGCCATACTTCTCAAATATTCTCTTCCTGGGTTTCTGCCCCCAAAAACAAAGACGTCTCGTGTCATCTGAACTCAGTACCTTCTGTATCCTGCCCACTGTGTATGGGATATCGTACCCTTCACTGTTCCAACCTGACAGTATGTCTGCGTCTTGCACCAATTCTAGGAATGCATCCAGCATGTCCTTCTCTTTCTCGAACAGCATCGTGTTGTCAAACCTCTTGGTCAGTTCCTTCGCATCATCCATGCTGATTGTCTTGGGAGGCACTGCGAAAGTGACCAGTTGGTCTGTCCAGCTCATGTAACAACTTATGGCAGTTATGGGCATGAACGGATCGTCTGTTGTGGAATAACCTCTATCGGGATCAAAGTCCACTTCAATATCAAAAAACATAACATTCAGCTTGGGAGTTTCCTTGCCTAAGTAATTCTCTTCCAGGCACCTGAACACAGGATTGATGTCATGCTCGTAAAGTGTCTTGTTGGATCTTATTCTCTGCTCTTTTATGAATTCTTTCTGTGTGGCACACTGAACCCTCTGTAAAGGTTCACCAGTCATCGACCTGTGTTTGCCCCTTGCGTCCTCGTAGTAGAACACGTACCTTGCGTCATACTCCACGAACACACGACCCTTCTTGGGATCACGTTCCACGACGTAGATCTTGTCCTCGTCCTTTTTGTATAATGCGTCTATGTAACTCATACTACCACCAATAACTTGCAACGCCAAAACCATAGACGTTTATGATTGAAAAATATCCTGTGATCATCATGACAAATGCCGCACCTCTCCTGAACGATGCATAACATTGTGTGACCGCTCCTATAAAGAATCCTGGGTACACTATGGTCATGTCAGGATCACTGGCTGTTATCGCCAATGTCATACTTGCTCCTACTGTGAATATGAAACTGATCATTTCAAAATAGAATGCAGTGTTATCTGATCTATAACTGTTCTTCCAAAACTCTTTTATACTTGATCCCATTAAAAAAATACTTTTATGATTCCTATTGCATTCATTATCGTGAACCAACCTGCCAGTACTGTGGTCCATATGATTCTCCTCCTGTATGAACCTATTGCAAGTGTGACTGATCCAATAAGATATATCGGAAACACTAATGCCATTTTAGGCTCTGGTGAGGTGAAAGTCAAGATACAAGATCCGACTACTGTGAACACTACAGAAACTAGTTCGTAGTAAAAAGCAGTTTTGTCTGTCCTGTAACTTGTTAACCAAAATGATTTGATTAACTCCAACACTATAACTTGCCTGCGGCCACTAATATAGATTCCAACACGTCTAAGTCGTCTGTTAGGTTCTTATAACTGTCCTTGTGTGCTATTGCTATCGCTTTGTTGATAATCGCGGGTTTGAGTTCAAGCTCTTCTGATATCGCTTTCACTGTGTCTCTCAATCCACCCTTGAGGTCGTCCACCTCTCCTAGTACTTGTGAACCCTGTGATATGATCTGGATCAGCTTCTGCTTCTCTGCATCATTGAAATTTCTTACTGCCATTTGTTTCTCCTGTTGTTATCCAACAAGTATATAACAGATATGATGTAGAGTCAATTGGTATTTGGATTACTCGTTAATGTCAACAGATCCGTGTCGGCCATTTTTTGCCGGATTTCCTTCTTTAAGAATCTTTGCCCAAGTTACCATATTAATAGCACAATTCTTAACTTGATTTATTGTATCTTCATCTTTGGTTA